TAATAAATAGTTTGCGTTTTCTGAATTGTAGTTTAATTTATGCTTCATATTATTCAATTATTTTTGCTCCGTGTTCAAGATTTATTTTATCTGATGCTGCAACCATTTTTGGTTTGTCTTTTGAGTAAGCAATACACACTTCTTGAATCTTTGTAAAGTCATTAAAATCAAACTCATTTAGAAGCCATTTAACGAACTCTAATTTATTTGCGACTAATTTATCTCCCAAATCTTTTTCGTCCACCTCTTCGACCTTCTGATAGTAATTCGTTTCAATTTCTATTAAGTCATCAATTGTTTTCTTTACATTGTTTTTTGTTCTGTGCCTAAATAGTCCAGATGCTTTTGCTTCTTCTAAAAAGTGTAAGTTTACAAATGATGTTATTATTGCACCGCTTACTTGTTCAATTTGTTTTTCTGTTAATTCCATTTTAATATTTATTTTGCTCGCACTTTTCCTCGTTGTAGTATCTCTTTGTTAATTCAATTTCATCATCAAGTAATTTATTTAAGTGCTTGTAAATAAAATCTGCATCTTCATCTGTTAGTTGATACTCTTCATCTTCAATCCAAATGTTGGTATGTAGCACGTCATCTTTTAAATGTAAATCAATTAAATGTTCATCAGTATCTAAATACAAACTTACTTCATTTGGAAGCTGCTCATTGTACCAACTATCTTCTGATTCAAATTCTGGTTGAATTATTTTAATAATGTTTTTTAGTTTATTATCCATTGCATTTTGCTTTTTGTATTTCTAATTCTATGTCGAATTTTAATAATTCTATTTCGTTTTTTAAATAGGTATTTTCTGTTCTACTAATTAAATATTCTATTCTGTCAAATCTTTCTTCCATTATCTAAACATCATTATTATCATTACTGCCAACCAAAATGTTAAAAACATAACCAGTAAAACCATTAATAAACCAAACACTCTTTCAATCCCTTTATCAAATATTTTCTTTATCATATCTTAAATGTTAAAAATTAAACTTACTAATGTTCTTGCCGTAAAGTAGCATAAAACTGCTGCTAATAATGTTATTGTAATTTGTTCTGACCTTGTTAAATCTTTCATTTTATTTGTTTTTAAAATTATTGTTAAGCAAATCTAATATTTATCTACATATAAAAAAAACTTATTTACATTTATTTTTAATTTTAACATTCCTTTAATATTTTAACAAAAAAAAGAGAAGCTAATTTGCTTCCCTTAATCTTTCAATTTCTCTTTCTAAATAGTCCTTTGCTTTTAAAAGGTCTTGTAATTCGTCTTTCTTTTTACCAGCTCTGCATATATATTTCAATATGTTTCCTCTGCTAAAATTAAGGTTAAAATCGTTTATTACATCAATTACATCGTAATCTTTGCCATTGTCATAATGTGTTTGTGTTGCTCTCATAATTATTCCTTATATTTATATAGTAAATCTTTTTTAATTAAATATGCTTTTTTACTTTTAGTATCTCCTTTGCCTACAAACTCAACGTATTTTAAATTATTTTCTAATATACATTTTTTTATGTTTTTTGTTATAAACCAGTTATATTCATAACCATCATATATAACCCAGTATTTAGCAGTTGTTGTACTTAATGCAGATGGCTTATTGTTAAACTCAATTTCAATAACAATATTACTTGTGTATTTACTTTTTTCATCAGATTTAACTTCAATGCCTATATTTAATTCTGGTACAAAAATATCATATTCTTTGTAGTAACCATCCTTTATATACGCTTTATTGTACTTTATTTTTATTTTATCTAAAATAAAATTCTCGTGTACCTTCCCTCTTTTTAAATCTCTTTTAAAGGTGTTTTGTTCTGTTATCATTTTCTTTTTGTTTATCGTATTCGTATATTTTAGTGTATAAATCCCAAATTGATTGATATCCTTCTTGCAAATCAAATTCTTTACCTTGCATATAATACTGAGCTTTATGCCCTAGTTGATACTTTACCTTATAGTTTGCACCAGATGATTCTAAAGTTATCACAAAACCCTTATTAAAGCAATATGATTGTGCTTTATTGTCGCAATTCTTAAATGGTTTTAACTTCTTTTTAATCTTCGCCATCTATATTTTCCCATAATTCAATAAACTCCAATGCTTTCTGAACACCTAACGCTTCGCAAGTTCTTTTTGCTTCAACCAAAACCAACCAGTATTCGTAAATATCATTCCTATCTTTAGAAGTAAAGTAGTTATCCAAACAGCTTCTGTACGCTATTCGGTGCAATTGATTGCATTGTTCTTTGTCATTCATTTTTATAGGTTTAAATCGTAAAATTCTTTGTTCTCTAAATACTTGTAATAATTCTCTGTGGCTAAATCCAGCTTTGCATAACCACCTTGTATAAATTCATCATCAAACTGAAAGAATCCAACCTCTTTTGTTTTTTTGTCAACAACAGCATATTTAAACTCAAAGCAATCAAATAACTCTAAATATAATGCAGCTTGTAAATCATATCCATACATCAAAGCAGCTTCTTCAAAAGTATCAATATCGCTTGTTGTTTTTAAATCGCATACAATACCAGCAAGAAGCATATCCGCTTTTCCTCTGAATGGTAAACCATTATAATATCCAACCGCTGGAAGTTCAAACGATGCTTTTTTAACAAGTTCTTGGTACTCTTCATTCTCCAATACCGCTTCTGCAATTGCTTGGCATCTGTTTAGTTCTGCTCTTGTGTAAACCGATTGTGATGGTTTTTCTTCAACTGCTAATTTATACGCTTTACTTCCCTTTGTGCTATCAATTATTGTTAACTCTTTAATCCTATGCGGTTCTAAAGCCAATAGATGTATCAAACGCCCATCTCTGAATGGTTGTGGTTCTTTTGCCTTTGCTGGTTTATTTAGTTCCCTTACATATGCTTCTGGAGATTCAATCAAACTTTTACACATTGAACTGCTCAAAGCGTTTTTACCAAGATACCCATAGTAGAATGAATCATCCATCATTTTTTCAAGTATATCCTTTTTTTCAAATTCTTCTCCGTTTAATAGTTTAATTGTTTTCATCTTATTTTAGTTTTTATTCTTATTTACATAATGCAAAATAAATTCATAGTCATTATCATCAAAATCTTTTTGTAAATCATCTACTTCAATACAAAAAAAATAAAATTTATTTGTTTCGTGAAACTTAATTTTATAATCATAATAATAAGTGGGAACGTAATCGCTTGTTTCTTCTATTCTTAATTTTTTACTAATTAATGCAACGTAATATTTAATATTTTCTATCGTGTACATCTTTATTATTTTAGTTTTTTTGCTTTGTTTATATTTAGTTCTGTTATCTCTTTCTTTACCCAAAAACGTTTTTTAAATTCTGTTGTTGCTGGAAGTGATTTTGTAAACCACTTTTGTTCAATGTCGTTTAGGTTGAATAAATAGATTCCTTTTGGTGTACTATTTATGTAAATTGGAATATCAAAATTTTTATCTGATTCTTTTAAAATAGCATCGTATTTTGATTTCTCAAGAATTAATGTATCGTAATGTTTTCTTCTGCACTTTAATTCAATTCTGCTTTGTGTTTCAATATCGTAGCAATCCCATCTTGATATTGGATTCTTACTGTTTACTAATGTTTTGTAATGGTTTTTTGAAAGCCATTCAAATAAATCTTTTTCCTTCCAGTTGGTCATATGTTGTAAATATAACACATTTGTTAGAAAGTATAATCATTGTTTATAAACTCTGGCAATCCGTTTTCATTTACTTGAAAGCTAAATGTTTCAAATGGTCTGTTTCTGCTTCTTTTACATTCAACAGTTACCCAACCTTTGTTTGCATTGTTCTTTTCTAACTTAATTTGTGTTTCCGCTTTTTTTTCAAGTGCTGAACCCAAATTTCCGCTTGGCTTATCGCTCCCAAAGTTTTGATGTATTATAGTTGTAATATGACAATTTAGTTTTCCAGACCATTGCAATAGCTTTTCAGCAACATTATTGGCTTGTTCCATATTATTTACATCGGAACATAAATCAGCACAACCATCAATGATAACTAAACCAATTTTTTCATCTTCAAATTTATCAAATAAAATATATTCAATAAAATCAATTTTACTTTTCCAACTCATTTCTCGCAATGCATAAATATGATAATTATCATCGTTTTGCAAATCAT